AGTTGATCGTGGCACATTGCTCATACCTTGTGCCTATGCAATATCCGCCAAACAAGGAGAAGCAGGCTGAAGGTTCGTGCGCTACTGCTGATGATGGGATTGATTGTGATTCCAAGTCAGCAAGTGAGCGCAAAAGGTGACCCTTCACAACGGGTGCCTGAATCAGAACTTCAACTGCAAATGCTTCACCCACGCGTGATGCCTGTCCAGTATTGGGATGCTGTTGCTGTATGTGAATCATCATTGGATGGCTCAACAGCGCGTTGGAACGATGGTGGCAACTTCTCTGGTGGTCTTGGCATTGCAACTTCTACTTGGCTTGCTTTTGGTGGTCGCCAATTTGCTTCTACTGCTGGTCGCGCCACAAAGGAAGAACAGTTGATTGTTGCTAACAGGATCAGCGTGTTGGGTTATCAAACAAAGAATCGTTTTATGACTGTGGATGACAGGTTAAATAACCGCCCGTGGTTTCAGTATCCCGTGTCCTTTTTTGGGTGGGGTTGCATCAAGGCTCATAAACGGCTTCACCCTCAAAACTGGCTGAAATCTCATGCCCGACCTATGAGGCGTGGCTAAAACCCTTATATTGCAAGGGTTAAAAGAATGACTTGCGCATCCTGACAATCTGCGGTTATAGTCAGGGTATGGAAAACAACACAGACACAAACAAAAGCCATCTCACGATGAAACAAGAACGCGCCGACAGAATGTTTGACGCATTACAAGAACAACTCAACAACTCAGACGGACTCATCCAGACGATCGCACTATTCACAACCGAAGGCGAATGGGTACCAGCAAAAATGGTTTCAAGCCAATACGGAACATCATGGATGGTTCTCAACGAAAACGGAAAATCAACAGGCGTGTTCGTTCCCTTCCGTTCAAAGAAGCGCGAAACACAAGCCAAGCGCGGATTTGTTGAAGGCTTTGTAAAAGTAACCGCGATGGTTGCTTACTCAGGTGGTTTCAGCCCAACCGCAAGCATTGTTTCAGCAAAAGAAGTTGGAACAGGCAAGCCAGTAACAATCGTAAGCACCGACCGATTCCAAGACGGTTTGTGATGAACACATACAAGCCAAACAAGTTTGACGGTTACTGCGGTTGCGGAACAAAAGTATTAGCAGGCGCAGGTTTCTACATTTACGGACAAACATTCTGCCAAACACCAAACGATCTAACCCGTTGCCCAACAGAACAAGAAACACTAAACAAACTGGTCACAGCAAACGAAGCCCACACCAACGCAATATGGGAATCAAGTTTCACACCAACACCAGACGGTGCCTGCGACAAATGCGGTGGCAACGGCAAATATGTATTCAGCAACGGCACAATCGGTGTTTGCTACCAATGCAACGGAACAGGCAAAGACAAGTAACACCACCAACGCTCCGTGGCTTGCACCAGAAAAGGGTGGTATGGAACACACGCAAACCACGGAGACATCATTGGGGGAAACCAAATCATACGCCCCCACGATTACTGTTGTCCCCATGAACCACGAAACAATCCCCATCACCAACATCACCAGCCACCCACAAAATGTCAGACAAGGCGACATCGGATCAGTCATTGAATCCCTAAAAGCCCACGGACAATACCGACCCATCGTGGTACAAAAATCCACAGGACACATCCTCGCTGGAAACCACACATGGCAAGCCGCCAAGAAACTCAAAATGAAAACCATCGCAGTCACATGGTTGGATGTAGATGATGACGAAGCCCTACGCATCCTGCTGGTGGACAACCGCACAAACGATCTCGCTTCCTACGATGACCACGGGTTAGCCGACCTGCTCACAGGGCTGATGAAAACAGAAGGGAAACTGTCTGGCACAGGATTTGATCCAGATGACCTTGACAGCCTGCTGAGGGCTTTGGAGTTGCCACCTTTGCCAGATACGCCAGATGAGCCTGAGAAGCCTTCCAGAAGCCCTTTGAGGTGTCCTGAGTGTGGTTTTGAATGGCATGAGGGCAAAGACGGGTTTGAGCCTGTTTAGGGGCTAAAAAAGATTTTTGGGGAAATGTGCTGAAAAGTTGCACCAGCCTGACAATCTGTGGTTATAGTTAAGTCATGGAAAACATCACAAACCACAAAGCAATCAAAATTAGCGACAAAGAATGGATGTGCAATGGCATCACAATCACCACTATGCGTTTTGATAAACGCAGCAAGCGTTACACATTCAAGAAGCCTGAAGCCTTCTTGACCAATCACCCAATGGAAACCAGTCGCATTTATTGCACAACACTTGAAGCCTGTGTTGCAGCAATCAACAACATCTACTCAAAGGAAGCAAAGTAATGAACGCCACACCAAAAATGCACAGACACCCAATGGGACTGATCACAACAGAAGGAGACTTTGTTGTAACAAACGAAGGCAGAAACAGTTGGGCAATCCGACCCACACTCAACGGCGAAGTTGACTTCTACGATGAATGGAACAAAACCAGTTACGCACACACAACAAAACAAGAAGCAATCGCCCACATCACATACATAAGAAACAAGCACAACTAATAAACTGACCACTCAACAACCATGAGTTACACTCAACACATGGCACAATCAAAATCACCCAAACCAGAAGTCATAGACAAAGAACGACAAGTCCTAGAACTACGCCGCGCAGGAGCCACCTATGACGACATCGCACGAACAGTCGGATACGCAGACCCATCAGGCGCATACACCGCATTCAGACGCGCACTCAAACGCACACTCCTAGACGCAGGATCAGAAGAAATCCGCGAAGCCGAACTAGACCGCCTTGACCGTATGCAACGCGCACTCTGGAACAAAGTCACCACAGGCGATGTCAACGCAATCAACACCGTTCTACGCATCATGCACAGACGCGCCCAATACTTAGGGCTTGACTCACCAATCAAACAAGAAATCAAAGTGGACATAGCCGACACAACCAGCATTGACGCTGAAGTAGCACGACTCATAGAAATGCTCGCCACCAACGACACACCTGCATGAGCGACATAAACACACGCATCGCCGCATCACAGTTCCGTTGGGAACACCAACAAGCCCGACCCGACCAGTTACCACCAGACGGTGACTGGATGATCTGGCTAATTCAATCAGGGCGTGGATGGGGCAAGACCCGTGTAGGTGCTGAAACGATCGCTAAGTGGGCAATACGACAACCCAACACCAGATGGGCGATACTTGCACCAACCTTCGGTGACGCTCGTGACACCTGCGTAGAAGGTGAGTCGGGGCTACTCAACATTTTAAGACGATACGGAATGCTCCGAGACAAAAACGGATGGAACAGATCTATCGGCGAAATCCACCTCACCAACGGTTCACGCATCAAATGTTTCTCAGGTGACGAACCAGACAGACTCCGTGGCTCTCAACACCACGGCGCATGGGTAGATGAATACGCCGCGTTCCGATATCCAGATGCGTTTGACCAACTTCAATTCGGTTTACGACTAGGGCAACACCCACGCACAGTCATCACCACCACGCCACGATCAAAACCCTTTATCCGTGCGTTACTGAAACGCCAAGACGGTTCCGTGATCATCACCCGTGGCGCAACCTTTGACAACAAAGACAACCTTGCACCAGCCGCACTTGCTGAACTACTCGCAAGATACGAAGGCACCCGTTTAGGCAAGCAAGAGTTATACGGCGAACTATTAGAAGATGTAGAAGGCGCACTCTGGACACTCGCACTCATTGAATCCGCACGAATCACCGAAGCCCCACACCTATCACGCGTCATTGTCGCTGTTGACCCTGCCGTAACCGAAACAGGAGACGAAACAGGCATCATCGTTGCAGGCAGAGACACCAACCACAACGGCTATGTACTCGCTGACTATTCAATGCGTGGCAGACCTGACGCATGGGCAAGACAAGTCATAGAAGCATACGACATCCACATGGCTGACTCCGTAGTAGTGGAAGTCAATCAAGGCGGTGAACTTGTATCCCAAGTCCTACGCACCATCAGACCATCACTTCCGATCCGTGAAGTACGCGCATCCAAAGGCAAACGGTTACGCGCCGAACCCATTAGTGCTTTATACGAACAAGGCAAAGTTCACCATGTCGGTGTGTTTGACAACCTAGAAAACCAAATGTGCGAATGGACACCAGACGACCCCAAATCACCCGATCGTTTAGATGCACTCGTATGGGCAATGACCGACCTGATACAACATTCAGGTGTGCAATCGTTCCTAGATCAACTCGCAACAATGTGTCCATCGTGCAACTACCCAAACAAAAAAGAAGCGATTATGTGTGTCTCTTGTATGCGCCCAATCACAGGATGAGTAAGATGCACTATTCAAGACGCAAAGCAATCAAGATTGGAAGGCGTAACACATGGGCATTCGTGACCGCATAGGCAAAGCATTGGCACTACCTTCAGGTGCAACAACATTGTCACCAGCGCAAATACAGGCAATGCAAAACATTCCTCAATCAGGCATGAGGGCTGTACCACTTGAACGCGACATCCAAGACGCAATCGTTCCGTTCCCTGCGGCAACACCACTAATCCCTGCACTCATTAACGCACCACGCGATGATGGTCGTGCTGACCCACGCAAATACGAATACCCCGTTGCATGGAACCTTCAACTAACTGAACAACGCGCAATCCCATTCAAACTGTTGCGCGAAGTTGCTGATCAGGCTGACATTGTTCGTAAATGCATTGAGATTGTTAAAGCCACCGTTGCAGGTATGGAATGGGACATCACCATGACCGATAGTGCTGTACGGCGTGTCATGGAAGAACAAGAACTAGGACAGACACTCGCCGCAAAGGTTGCTCGCGATGCTTTACAGCCTGAGATGACACGCGCTAAAGACTTCTGGATTTCACCAGACCGCATGAACGGCATGAGTTTCCAAGAGTGGATAATGATGGCGTTAGAAGAAATGCTTGTCCTTGACGCGCTTTCCATCTATCCGAACCGCACCCAAGACAACAAAGATTTACATTCACTTGAAATCCTTGACGGGTCAACCATTAAACCATTGTTGAATCAGCGTGGCTCACGCCCACTCCCACCACACCCTGCGTTCCAACAGATCCTTTGGGGTTTCCCTCGTGGCGAGTTCACCGCATCAGCAGACAGCAACGGCGAGTTCACACAAGACGACCTTGTGTATGCGCCACGCACACGCCGAACAAACACACCATACGGTTACTCACCTGTAGAGCGTTGCTTAACACTTGTTGACCTTTACATGAAACGCCTTCAATGGCTTCGTACAGAGTTCACAGATGGTGTCGCTCCTGATGTGATGATGCAAACAGATGCTTCGTTTGGTTCAAACCCTGAACTACTGCGTGGCTATGAACAAGTCTTTAACGATGCACTTGCAGGAAACCTAGAACAACGCAGGCGTATGCGCATCTTGCCTTCAGGCATGAACCCCATATTCCCACCAGCATCCGACAAGAAACACTCATCAGAGTTTGACAACTGGCTCATCCAACAAATCTGTGGACACTTCGGTGTACTACCAACACAGTTAGGTATGACCGCTTCTGGTGCGCTAGGAGAAACAGGACATCAGCAAGGCGAAGCATCCACCGCTGAAAACATTGGTATGCGCCCACTCATCATGTGGCTTGAAGATCTGTTGAATCAACTGTCATACCGCTTCCTTGATATGCCTAAAGACTTACGCTTCCAGTTCAGCGATGGAACAGAAGCAGACGAAATGGCTCAAACCAGTCGCAGACAAATGGAGTTCTTTAGTGGTCTTAAACCATTGAATGAGGTTCGTAGCGAAATGGGTTTGCCATTGTTCTCATTCCCTGAAGCCGATCAGCCATTAGTTGTTGCTGGTTCTGTATTAACTCCTGTAGCCGCCGCTTTTGAAACGGTTGCTGTTGACGCAGGAGAAACAGATCAGCAAGCGTTAAATGCAACTAATGATGTGGCTGTAGAAACAGAATCCAAATCTGCTGAACTAACTCAATTCATTAAATGGTCTAAAGGTGACCGTAAGCGTGACTTCATGTTCAAAACTGTTGATGGTGAAACTGCTGACCGTTTGAATCATCTTGTCCGTCACGACACACAAGCCGCTCGTGATTTAGCCGTGCATCTGCGTAAGGCAGGTGGTGTCCACCCAAAAGTCCACAAGGGAAGGGAACCCTTCCCCAAGAACCATCCAGCGCGAACGGTGTCGGACAGGCTCGTACGGATTTATACAGACCGATTCGCTTCGGTTGGGAGCGTTGACGCAGAGCGTTTAGCCAGTCAATTTCTGGAGACACCTACTTCGGCTCCGCGCCAATGGTTGAAAGAAAAAAATGTTGTTGTTTATGGTGCTGACGCTGTAAGCCTGTTGGAAGATTTGTTTTACGAATCTGCATGGATGGGGACTGTGGGTGCGCGTGTGTTGGTGCGCCGTTTGAAGAAAGCACAGAAAGCCCCATTGTCTGCGTCATCGGCTGATTGGGTTGATTGGAAGGCTGGCGATGCTGACGCGGCTAAACAACTGGTGTCTGACGGTATGGGTGCTGGTATGCGAGCAATGCTTGACCGTGCTTCTATTGAAATTAAGGGTATTAACGAAACCACTCTTGATCGTATTAGCAACATCCTGAGCCGTGGTGTTGAGGCAGGTGCTACGCCTGTAACGGTTGGTAAAGAGATCCGCGACCTTGTTGGTGATCCACGCAGGGCTGAGATGATTGCTAATACTGAGATGGCTCGTGCTGTTAATGCTTCTAATGTGGATGAGTATCGCAATGCTGGTGTGACGATGGTTGAGTGGCAAACCGCTGGTGATGATGGTGTGTGTGAGGATTGCGCCGCTAATGAGGCTGACAATCCGTATGAGATTGGTTCTGAACCTGAAGCCCCTGCACATCCGAATTGTGGTTGCCAGATTGTTCCTGCGGCGTTTGAGGATTTGGTTGAGTTGACTCCTGATGAGCAGGCTGAGGCTGACGCAATTTTTGGTGATGTTCCTTTTGTTGAGCCTGAGTCTGATGAGGATCATGCGAATGTTCAGGACACGCATGAGTTGGTGAGTGAGGCTGAGATTCTTTCTCCACCAGAAGAATTGAAACCTGTACGCAACGAACCTAAATACGCTAGTGAAGAAATACAAAGCCGTATTCAACAGTTCTATGACGAAGTTCTTTATGACGCTAAAGGTAATTTTGTTCACGATTGGGATGGTTACACAGGTAAGGGTGACAAACTGATGGAACGCTTGTGGCGTGAACAAGGCTTTGATGCCAAACCCACACTTGTTAATGATGTTCAATATGACACATTAAAAGCACAAGGTTGGGAACCTGTCTATAGAGGCATCGCCGCCGAAACACCAGAAGTAGTACAGCAATATGTTGACGCATACAAACAGGGTGACCCGTTTGCAGGTAAAGGCATTTTTGGTAACGGCACCTATGCTTCTATCTCTGAAGAAACCGCAGTTCACTTCAGCGAACACACCGCTACTGGTAAAGAAGTCCCACACGGAAAAGTTATGGACTTGTTAATAAATCCAGAAGCGCGAATTGTTGATTACGAAACCATGAAAACACAATTCAGGGAATCAATAACCGACATTTTGGCTGAGAAAAATGCGATCAAACAAGAGTACGGCTTAATGAAGGATTACATGATGACCCCTTCTGAACTTGAAGCGGCTAAAGCAAAAATGCCTGAGTTTGCCAGAAGCGAACTGCAACGCTATGAAACCCTGCAAGACACATTGGGTGCTGATCCGATGCGTTGGGCAACAGCAGAAGGAATAGATGTTGTCAGGATTGTTAACCCAACAGTCAACCTTGCCGAAGGCGCATTGAACGATACCTACCTAGTTATTCTTAACCGTGGCGTAGTAGCCATAAGAAAGTAAAACAATGACAACCTTTTCATCATTCAGGGAACTGCGTGGACAAGCAGAAACAACCGTGTTTTTATTAGACGGTATAACTCGCATGGATTTTGTGGATGTTATTAAACAGTATGCAGACATTAACGATGTTCCAGAGCCGTACCATTCATGGATTGTTGACCCATCTTCCATACCTGAAGATAAGCGTTCATCGGTACGCCGACCATCTGACTATAGGAAACCTAAAGCATCCAAAGCGGTAGAACCTGAACTTGTAAAGGTGTATCGCAACGCCATAGATCAAGCCATAGACAAACTCAACGCACTCAACACAGATGATGAAGGGCGCATAGAAGTCCCGTGGGTACAACACGCCCGACCTAAAATAGAAACCGAACGATGGGCAGACGCAAAACTACGATCATTCCTCATTGAAGAACTGCAAGCCACACAAAAATATGTGAAACGCGAAACCGTGCAATGGCACATAGAACACCTCAACGACTCTGCACACGACAACCGCGCAATGCCCAATGTGCTTGTAGCCGACACCGAATATCTCATCTACGATGGTCATCACCGTCTAGTCGCTTTATGGCTTTTGGGTGCTGACACAGCAAACTGCTGGAAACTGGAGATTTAACCATGAAACATTACGATGTAACCGTGAACACAACAGCAACGCTTGTATTCCAAAGCAATAACCCTTTTGGAGACAACATTATTATCAACACAACCAGCACAGGTAAAGATGTTCACTTTGGTGACTCAACCGTGAACACAACATCCACATGGGGCTTTCGTTTGCCTACCTCTACTGACTCGTATGTTTTGAATGTTCCGTTTGGAGAGAAACTGTATGCCGCGGTTGGAGCAACAACAGGTGTCATTCACATTCTTGAAACAGCACCAAACAGCAACTAGGTGACAAACACCCTCACTTGTTGTTATCTTGTGAGCAGTATCTATCCATGAAGGAAACCCGATGACCAATAATGCATCTGTGTTCGCACGAATCAT